ACGGGCGAGGACTACATCGTCGTCGGCTACGACCCGCGGGCGACGTTCCCCATGAGTCTGTGGCAGGTGCGTCCGGACCGTATGGAGCCGGTGCCGTCCCGCGACGAGTACTTGCAGGGCTACATCTACTCGGGGCCGTCGGGTGAGCGGGTTCCGTTGCAGGTCAACGAGGTCATTCAGATCAAGTATCCGAACCCGTTCGACCCGTATCGGGGGTTGGGGCCGATTCAGTCCATCTTGGTGGACATTGATGCGGCGAAGTACAGCGCGCAGTGGAACCGGAACTTCTTCCTCAACAGTGCGACGCCCGGCGGTGTCATCCAGGTCGACAAACGCCTCTCCGACGACGAGTGGAACGAGTTCACCAACCGGTGGCGCGAGTCGCACCGCGGTGTGGGGGCGGCGCACCGGGTGGCCGTGCTGGAGCAGGGCGCGCAGTGGGTGCCGAACGCGCACTCGATGAAGGACATGGACTTCGGCGGGCTGCGGAACGTCGGCCGGGACGTGATCCGTGAGGCGTTCGCCATGCACAAGAGCATCCTCGGCACCGCTGACGACGTGAACCGGGCGAACGCGGTAACGGCGCAGGAGCATTTCGAGTCGTTTCTTCTCACCGACCGCCTCGACCGGTGGAAGGACGTCCTGAACTGCTCCTACCTGCCGATGTTCGGGTCGACGGGTGAGGGCGTGGAGATGGACTACGAGGACCCGGTCACCTCCAACCGTGAAGCGGACGCGCTGGAACTCAAGTCGAAGGCGCAGTCGGCTGCCGTGCTCGTCGACGCGGGCTTCGACCCGAAGGACGTCCTCGAAGCGGTGGGCCTCCCGGATATGGGTGTGGTGGAGAAGGCGCCGGAGCCCCCGGCGCTGCCCCCGGTCGTGGTGCCCGCGCTGCCATCCGAACCGGATGGCGACGAGCAGGCAGAGGCCGCCCTGAAGGCCCTCATGGCACGTCAGATCGCATGGAACCGGGCGGGTGTCTCATGAAGAACGTACGGCCGATCAAGGCCCGCATCAGCGCCCAAGCCGGGGTAACCCGCGTCGACGTCTACGACGACATCGGCGAAGGCGGCTGGTTCAGCGAAGGCCTTACCGCGAAGAGCTTCGCCAACCAGCTTTCCGGCCTGTCCGGGCCGCTGGAAGTCCACATCAACTCCGGCGGCGGAGACGTGTGGGACGGCATCTCGATCAAGAACGCGATCGAAACCCACAGCGGACACGTCACTACCGTCGTCGACGGCATCGCCGCCTCCATCGCGTCCGTCATCGCGCAGGCCGGAACCGAGCGGGTCATGATGCCCGGCTCCATGCTCATGATCCACGAGGCGTTCACCTACGCCGGAGGGAACTCGGCCGAACTCGCCAAGACCGCCGCAACGCTGGACGAGGTCTCCGCCAACCTGGCCGCGATCTACGCCCGGGCGGCTGGCGGCACCGTCGAGGAGTGGCGGGCGGCGATGAAGGAAGAGACCTGGTACACGGCTGATCAGGCTGTGGAAGCCGGGCTCGCGGATCGTACGGGTGAAGGCGCTGCGGTGCTGCCCTTCGGTCTGGACGTGGCCGCGTACGAGGTGCCGGGGCAGATCGCCGCGCAGCTGCGCGCGCTGCCGCAGGCCGCCGCCCCGCAGCGGTCGGAACCAGCCGTCCCGCCGGCTCCGGCGCCCGCGGTCCCCGAGCCCGTCCAGGCCGCCGCAGCCCCACCAGCAGAAGTGCCCACGACGGAACCCGCAGCGGCCGTTGAAGAACTGCCTGCGGCCACGGCGAGCCTCGACGGCGCCGACAAGGGCATCCAGGACCACGCCGACGGACTTCCCGCCTGGCTGGCCACCAACGACGCCCCGCCGTATCCGGCGTGGCTCCACCCCGCCAAGGAGGCGACAAAGTGACGATCACCATCCCGGATTCCCCGGCGGGGCTGGCCGAGGTCCTCAACGACGGCGACAAGATGAAGGAACTCTGGGCTTCCAAGGAGAAGCTCGGCGAGTTCATCGAGGGCTACGCCGGCGCAGTCGACCGCGCCGACAAGGGCGAGATCAAGGCCGAGGCCCGCGAGCAGATGCAGCTCGTCCTCGCCGAGTACCTGAAGAAGAACGGCGCCGACACCACGCCGCCCGTCGACTTTGCGGGCCAGCGGGCACACAACCAGGCCCCGGAGATCAAGGGCCTTTCCGCCGGCGCCCGCAAGTCGCTGTACAACAAGCGCGCCCCGGGTGCGGCGGCGGACGGCATCTTCGCCGATGCGTCCGAGTTCTTCCGCTCCACCTGGTACAAGGCCGACCGGATGAAGGACTTCGGTGAGCTGCGGCCCAAGCTGGAGAAGCTCATCGAGATCCAGAACAGCTACGGCAGCGAAGTCCCGGCCGACGGCGGGTTTTTGATCCCTGAGGAACTCCGCTCCGAGATCCTCCAGGTCGCCCTGGAGACCGCGGTCGTCCGGCCGCGGGCGACGGTCATCCCCATGTCGTCGCTGCGGGTGCCGATCCCGATGATCGACGACACGTCCCACCAGTCGAGCATCCTCGGTGGTGTCGTCGGCTACTGGACGGAAGAAGCCGCAGGGCTCACCGAGTCGCAGGCGTCGTTCGGACGGGTCGTCCTCGACGCGAAGAAGCTCACCGCGTACGCCGAGGTCCCCAACGAACTCCTCATGGACGCCCCGGCGTTCGAGGGCTTCTTCTCCGGGACGTTCCCCAAGGCGATCTCCTGGTTCGAGGACGTCGCGTTCCTCACCGGCACCGGCGTCGGCGAGCCGCAGGGCTACATCAACAGCCCGGTGTCCGTGCAGGTCGCCGCCGAGTCCGGACAGCCCACCAAGACCATCGTGTGGGAAAACCTCGTCAACATGTACTCCCGCATGCTCCCCACCTCGCTGGGGCGCGCGGTGTGGATCTGCTCCATCGACAGCTTCCCGCAGCTCGCCACCATGGCCCTGTCGGTGGGCACCGGCGGCGGCCCCGTGTGGATCGGCAACATGGCCGGCGGCCAGGGCGGCATGGACACGCCGCCCGCGACGATCCTCGGCCGTCCCGTGTACTTCACGGAGAAGGTCGGCCCGCTCGGGACCACCGGCGACATCAGCTTCGTGGACCTGTCGTACTACCTGATCGGTGACCGCATGGAAATGCAGTCGTCGTCCAGCGAGCACTACAAGTTTGCGAATGACAAGACGGCGTACCGAGTCCTGGAGCGCGTCGACGGCAAGCCGTGGCTCCAGTCCGCGATCACCCCCAAGAACGGCGGCCCCACCCTCAGCCCCGTCGTCCAGCTCGCTTCCCGCTGAGCCAGCGGCAGTGACGCCCCGCTAACACCCGAGTCGAAGGAGCACAGCAATGGCAGGCATGGAAGGACTCGGACGGGTCCTCGACGTCATCCCGATCGCAGCCGGGAAGGGTTTCAAGTTCCGCGGCGCGTCCGCGGTCCTCTTCGTGTGCACCGCGGCGGACACCTTCACCCTGACCGCCGCGTCGAGCTACGCCGGGTCGTACGCCACCCCCGGCAACCTGATCACCCACTACTACCAGCGGGCCGACACCGACGGCACCCACGCCTGGACGAAGCAGACGCAGGCCGCATCGAACGCGGTCGTGCAGGGCTCGGCGTACACCACCGCTTTCGAGGTCCTCACCTCGATGATTGCCGACCCGAGCGCCTACCTGAAGGTGTCCGTGGGCGGCTCCGGCCTGGTCACGGCGATCCTCCACGACCTCGTCGTGCAGCGGAAGCCCGCCAACCTCGAAATCCTGGGGGCCTGACATGGCGAGCGGAATCCCCGGCAACCAGCTCAGGCGCCTGCTCCTCGGCGAGCACGTCACCAAGACGTACACGATCGCCACGGAGACGAAGACCCTGTTCACCGTGACCGGTCTGGTGCTGGTGACGTCGGTCGTAGGCCGGGTCACCACCGCGATGACCGTCGCGAACACGGTCAAGCTGCAGGCCAACCCGACGACCGGCACCACGTCCGACCTGTGCGCGGCGACCGACCTCGGCACCACGGACACCCCCGCGGGCAACGTGCTGTCGGTGTCGGGCGCGCCAACGGGGGCGGTCGCGTCGGGTATCGGCGCGGTGGCGCTGTACGGCATCGCCAAGGTGTCCACGGACTATCTCGGCTCCGTGAAGGGTCTCCTCGTCGATGTCGGCACGATCGAGCAGGTCACGACTGGTACGAGTCCGGACGGTGTCATCG